ATGATATTATTCGTATGCAGATCATTGTGAGTGAACTGAAATGCCTTTTGATATGTTAGAATCGTCATGATGATTTGAAACAGGGCACTGCAACCATTTTCCTCGTCAATTTCGTCATTTTCAAATAATTGATCTAATGTTCCTTCGCATTTTTCCATACAGATCAGTTGAATTGGAAAATTATTTATGTATCCGTATACTTCTTCCTCTGAATCCGAGTATGAACTTGTAGATTCTGCGTCCGATTCGGAGACAGTTTCAAATGCCGAGTCTGACTCAGACGTAGTTTCAAACGCAGATTCGGACGCCGACTCAGATTCGGACGTACTATAATTTAATTTGCTATCATCACTGTCGGAACTGCTCGATGATTTACGAGTTCTTGAGTAAACAGTCTTTAATTCGGATGAATTGCTAGGCGCCACATCCGTATCAAATAGCAATGTGGAAAAATCTCGGAATTCGTCTATTTGCAAATCCGTATCCCCCTCCAAACAAAGATGCGCACGATGCTTTCGAGATCCTCCCGTATCGTCATCGACTAATCTATCAGAATTATCCACACAAAACAGTTTACCTACATGTTTATTAAAAAAATCGGACAAGTTTAAATATTCCATATCATCTGTCATACACACCTTGAATTTTTGCTGCACCCCCAAATAAGATCCGTAAAAATCAAGTCCATTCTCAAAACCCGTTTCATGCAAAAGTCGACTTGATAAATACGAGAAAAAAGCATCCACATAGGAGGCATTGTTTGGAGAAAGAATCTTGGAATGAACTTCATCGGATGTACTATTCAACCGGGGCATGGTCCGAATGTTCTCGTTTTCCACGTTATATTTTCCTATCATATACCGATACGGATCCAAGAGGGGGGAGTATTTGATAAACACTGGTTTTGCGTGAGATTCGTTTGTTTTTGCACAGGTAACGTGTTCTAAATCGCGAATATGGTAACGGTGATTTAATGCAATCTTATCATAATTGTTTTCATTCATATCGAAAAATCGTTTGTAGATGGGATTATATAATTGCAATTTGTCAATATTGAATGAATTATATTCGGGATGAAAATATTTAGTTTGTAATTCGGTTATATCGATTTGTTGTGGTTTGGAGTAATGAATGTTTTGTCTAAACATATTCTAATAAGTATAACGTTTCTTAATAGATTTTATATTACGAATAAACGTACAATGCCGAACAATGCCGCCATTTTCTTTAAATTAAATCTACATGGTTTAGTATACATCGCAATTCCTAAATAATGACATTACAACTAAAAAAATTCGACATGAAATGGATTACCTTTAAACCAAATGAAAATAAGGGTCCGGTAATTGTTATGATTGGGCGACGTGATACAGGAAAATCATTTTTAGTACGCGATTTATTATTTCATCATCAAGATATTCCGATCGGGACCGTGATTTCCGGAACGGAAGCCGGTAATGGGTTTTATGCGCAACATGTACCCAAGCTATTTATCCACGAAGAATACAATACGGTGCTAATTGAAAACGTATTGCGACGGCAAAAGGCGGTTCTAAAGCAACTAAACAAAGAAATGGAAACTTTTAAAAAATCGACAATCGATCCGCGTACATTTGTCATTTTAGATGATTGTTTATACGACCAAACATGGACAAAAGACAAAATGATGCGCCTTTTATTCATGAATGGGCGTCATTGGAAAGTGATGTTGATTATTACGATGCAATATCCTTTAGGCATTCCGCCGAACTTGCGAACAAACATCGATTATGTATTCATTTTGCGAGAACCATATCAGACCAATCGCAAGCGTATTTGGGAGAATTATGCATCCATGTTTCCAACATTGGAATCCTTTTGCTCTGTGATGGACCAGACTACGGAAAATTTCGAATGTTTAGTCATTAATAACAATGCAAAATCAAATCAATTAACCGACCAAATTTTTTGGTATAAAGCCGAGAACCGCCCTAGTTTTCGTTTAGGATCGAAAGAGTTTTGGGATATTTCCAAGGAAATGGGGTCTGATGACGAAGGTGAACAATACGACCCATCCAAGGCAAAAAAACGGAATGCGGTTTCGATCAATGTCAAAAAAACGAATGGTAAATGGTAGAACATAAACATAAATTCGTATACGAACTCATGTTTGGATATTTACATTATGGCGGAGTGCTTCTTATCGTCACGACAATATTGGTTGTAGTTGTCTCATGGTGGTCGGTTTCAAAGTACATTCGATATTGAGAATCCGGAGCTATACACAAAATATACATAAGGTATGAAACCCTACACTTCAAGGGTGTATACGCGCCGTCTAATTTGTAGAGTAAGTTATTTCACAAGTTGCCGAATTATAATGTAATACTCCCTCGCCTAACCCATGCGCAAATCCTCGAATGGGATTCACATATAGACCACTTGTCCCATTCGGACTTAACTCCAGACCACTTGCATTAATTACAATGCTATTCGCGGGTTGGTTTGTTTGTCCGGCTCCCTGCCCCAATGCAATTGCATTTTTCCCTTGATTCATCTGCCCAGCATTTGACCCAATATGTACCTCGTTTTTACCAACGTGCCATTCATCATTATCCCAAAACAAATAATCTGAATAATTCGTTCCGGTTAAATCAGTTGCGCATGGCATACCAGTTATATTTATAGACCAAGTAACCCCAGATACAGTTCCCTTAATCGTTTGTACTGTTATATTTATATTACCCGTGTGTCGGTCATACTTATTCACGCGTCCGGTAAAAAAGTGTTCATTATCACATGCAAATAATAAAACCTGCCCAATCGTGTATGCCAAATTTGTCTCTAAAGTATATTCTTCTATATCGCCGGTATGCAAATTATGTAAATTGATATATTCGTATAATGTAGTGAAATATTCTTGACCTTTATCGCCCTTATCACCTTTGTCACCCTGGTCGCCTTTGGGTCCACATCTTCCAGGTGTACCTTTCAAATTCACATACCAATTTGACTGCGCAATCGTTCCGCAAATATATGAAATATTCGCGGATAAAGGACTCGCATTCCGATTATACGATGTAACAATGGCGTGGAAGTAATTCAAATCATTATACACACAAACAATTTCTTGACCCGGTGCATAAGACAATCCGGATCCTACCTGCATAATAACGTGTTCTCCTATTATCAATTTATCTAAATCGATAAAATGGTCGACATCGATTGCATAAATATCGCCCCCCGTCCGATTTCGTCTATAACCGAGTAGGGTTTGATCCGCATTGGAAATGGGTGGGTTGATAATATCTTTTCGATCTTGAATCGCATGTAATTTTTTATTGGAAGGCATGCAAATATCACTATACACATTTGCAGATTTAAATCCTCACGAAACTACGAAAAAAATCAACGGATGTAACCATTCAAATGTATGCGTGATATTTGCATAAATTTGAACTAAAAACTATATTTGCATGACATTTTACATCTCATCGCGAATATTTGCAGCGCCGCTCTTGAACATTCTGGACTTTTCCATCAAATCGTCCTCGTGCTTCTTGCGACCTTCCTCGTCCGCTACCTCGCGACTCGCAAAATCAACAATGTCGCGCACGCCCACCAACTCGCCCTCCGCATTAATCGTCTGCGTGAGTTTGTTGCCGGATTCCTCTGCCTTTTTAATATTCTCTTCGATTGCCTTGCGCTTGGTATCCTTTACGCGCTTATCAAACTCCTCTTTTGCCTTCTTCTCGTTCTTCATCTTTTCCTGATGCAACTTATTGAGTTCCTCCTCCATAAACTCAACACGACCCGTCTTATATGCATTGGGGTCCCACGGCAACCAAACACCAACGGGCGCCACAAAAATATCGTGGTTGGGATCCTTTTCGCGCAACTTCTTGCAATGCATTTCGGCCTCCTCCTGGGAGGGAAAATTGCCACGGTTCTTTAGACCACGAACGGATGTCTGGAAAGCATGCTCCCTCTGGAATTGCTCCGTAAATCGATCCTCATTCTTATCCAAAAAGTTTTGGTAATCGTCCTTAACCGAACCCGTCTTTAGGCGTTCTTCCTCTTCTCTGCAAAATTCATTGAAATCGCCGAATACCTTCTCCACATTCAAATTATATTTATAACTGACAAAGTTGATAAAATCGCCGAATTTATTCATAGATTTAGTAAAATCATATTCCTGAACGAACTTGTCGAACACAAACAATTCGCGCTTCTCCAAAATCTTATCGGGGGAAATAAAAGACATGCAAGAAAAACGCTGGCCCGCAATTCCCTCGTCCTCGTCCAATACATCTACATATTTAGGATTCGTCATACCATTCGGCAAAGTCTTACGTTCGAACTCGGTCATCTTATACTAAAATAAGAATAATAGTATTTAAGTGTTTTCTTTCAGAATAGATTTTATCATTCATCGATTTTTTTTTCGCGCAAATATATATAATAATAGAATGAGTGCTATGTTTGACATCCAAGAACTTATTAAACGTGTGATCAAGTATTTGGTCGAGGGTCTTATGGTTGCAATTGCGGCCTATGCTATTCCCAAGCAGTCTCTCAAGGCCGAGGAGGTGATTGTGATCGCCTTGACCGCCGCGGCCACCTTTGCCGTGTTGGACGTGTTCGTCCCTGCGATGGGTTCTTCCGCGCGCGGAGGTGCCGGATTCGGTATTGGTGCCAATCTAGTCGGATTCCCCGGAGGTCTCTAAATGCACGATTTCAACTTGTGATTTGAATATTTTGTATAGACACACCCAATCCAATCGGATCTACATTACGTAATATTCGCTTTATTACATAATATATTTCAGACTCTATACGGTTGATGACATACGCCGTCTTACATAATGGTTTTATGAACCACGATAAACACCCGCCGGTTTTAGTTAGCAATAAATGTTTATCTATAACCATCGATAAATCAATCTCTATGTCGAGTCGTGTCAACCCATTCAGTCGACACGTTTCATTATATGCGGTTTTACGATCGCCGGAAATGCAATACTCACTGTGCTCTTCTATTCGATCTATAAGTTTACTTCGCAGTATATCCCGAACTGTGCCTGCACATGATCTTTGCGCACTAAGTCGAATCGTAATCGTAATGGGTTTTTGTAACATTCTAGAATCGAGTTTGACAATATAGTTATTTATTTATGGTACCTCTATACACTTTTTCATATTTTAAATTTCGCAAAAAATATGAATACTACAAAGGTGCAGTCGATTACGTATTTGGGACGATGGACGTAAATAGAAAATATTTGATTTCTTCAATGGATAGCGGTTTATATTTCAATGCAATATACCGAAAAAATAAATATTGAAACGCCACAATGCATCCTCCAAATATAACATAATTGAACCCGATTTTGCATATATTGTTCAGATTTGCCCGGGTTACGATGTCATGCGAAATCTGTTTAGACTGTTCGCCGCCTTTGCTTTCAATATCTTCGATGTCAAATGACGTCTTTCTATAGGGAACCATTTCAATATCTTCCATGTCAATAGATGTCTTTCGATAGGGAACCATTATCACGTTATGCACACTGGAATCGGATAACGTCGACGTGACCACATTTTTGTCCTCTTTATTTGCAGTGCATTTATTATAATAACATTGAAATATGAATAC